ATTGCAAATCGATCTTGCTGAAAAGCAGGAGGGTTTAGCAGATGGTGCTGTTTATATAGAAGGCGCCATGAAGGATATCCTGGCACTCAATGAGATCTATGAAGAGTACAAAAACAAATTTGACGGATTTACTGAAGAAGATTTTGAACTTGAGGAAGGCAAGAGTCACTTGAAGAGAAGTCTGGTACAGTGTATACGCGATATCAGACAGTCTGGAAGCATTACCAAAGGTGAGCAAGAGTATCTGGAACAGATTGGTGTTAACCCCAGTAAAATGCAGATGCGAATCAGAGAATATGTTCAGGACGAGGCCACTGCTGATACCTGGGATGCAAGCTTGTTGCATGAATTTGTAAACAACGTCACAAACGAGTTGATAGACAATCTGCAGGTAGACAAGGTCAAAATGGATCTCATGGGCTTTAAACATGAACACAATCCAGAACTCACACACAAACCCGAAGTTGCCAAAAAGCTAGAGAACAAAACAGATGTCTAATGTAGCTGAATCCTTTGAGGATAATCGTTATATCTATCTGAGTAGTGTTATTACTAGAGATCAAGCAAGTGCTATGTCAGATTCTATGTTTGATATGTACAAAAATGGTCAGACAAAAAAAGATGAGCAATGTCCACTTAGTGACAGTGTTTACAATGCTCCCATGCTGGATGAATTATTACACAGACTTTGTGCACCGCTCAGTAAGCAACTGGAATTAGAACTTGAGCCGGCTTATTGCTATGCCAGAATTTATCGCAAGGGTGAGGTTTTGGAAGCTCATACTGACAGACCAGCGTGTGAAATATCAGGCACCATGACCCTTGCGCACGATGCAGGCAGTCCAATATGGCCCATATACATGGGCAAGGACACCACAGACACCGTGGGTACTCAGGTTAAAATTAACGTGGGGGATTTGCTAATGTATCACGGATGTGAACTCAACCACTGGAGACCAGAATACAAGGGGGAATGGCAAACTCAGGTATTTTTTCACTATGTCAGAAAGGACGGTGAATATAGCAACCACGCTGGGGACCAAGCCAGACTGAATCAATCCAAACCCAAAAACAATGTTACAAGTTTAAACAAGGGCGTAACTAGCTTGAATAAATCTACCACTGGTTTGGAAAAAGCAGCAGATCCTGTGGAGGAAAAATCAGACATTACTGCTCCAGTGATAAAGAGTATTAGTCGCTGGATTTACCAGATAGGACATCACGACAATGTTTTCCCAGGTATTGCCACATTGCATGACTTGGACAGAGGAATGGGATTTTCACCAGCTGAGTGTCAAAAAATTATCAGTGCCTATGAATCAGATTATAGTAACAAAGCAACCATAGGTGGTCAGGGCACGGGTGAACTCAACGAGGAAATTCGCAGAGTGGATGAATACAACATTGATCTAAACACAGAAAATACCTGGATATTTGAAAGAATTGGCAAAGCAGTGAGTCTGGTCAATGCTGATTATTATAAGTTTGAATTATCAGGTATTGTGCATGGATTAAGTTTGCTAAAATACACTGGCTCAGACAAGAGTCACTATACCTGGCACACTGACACAGGGGATGGTCCCAGCAGTTGTAGAAAAATTTCCATAAGTATTCCACTGAGTGCACCTGAAGATTACGAGGGTGGTGATTTAATCGTGAACACCAATGGTGTGGAAAATACTGCTCATAAAACTCAGGGTAGTTTTACAATGTTTCCCAGCTTTAGTATGCACACTGTAACACCTGTCACAGCAGGTGAGCGCTGGGCAATTGTGGTATGGGTAAACGGGCCCAGATTTAAGTAGATATTATGCTCACAAAAAAACGGGCCTAGGCCCGTTTATCTTTTTATACTCATGAAAAAGCCCTCCGAAGAGGGCTTCTTGTTTAACTTAGATCCTACTAATTAGTGGAATGTTACGTTAGTAAGACAGATGCCGTCGACGTAGTCGCCAGCGTTGCCCAGTGAAGAAGCAGTGTTAGTCAACTCTTTGTAACCATAACGTGTCATGAATGATACGACTGGCTCGAAAGTGTTAGGATCCATAACTGGACCTGTGCTCATCAGTGGGATGTATGGGCAGTAGAACGCTGGAGCATCAGTTTCTGATGAACCTTTGTAGCCTACCAATACCATAGTACCGTCATTTGCGTAGTTGTCAACAAATACACGGAGTGTACCGTTAAGTGTACCAACAAACTTAGTGTTAGTTGGAGCTTCGAACGAACCTTCAGTAGTACGAGCAAATGTTGATGTAGATGCTGACTGGAGGATTGTCAGTGCTTCTGGTGAAACTACAACGTAGTTACCAGCGCCACGACGTGTGCGAGCCGCGATGCGGTTAGCTGAACGGTTGATTTCTGTTGCTAGGATCGCGTGACGATCACCAACATATACTGGCTGATATGAACCTGGACCACCACCTGTTACAGTAGCGTTGTTGTAGCTGAAGTCCATGAAGTCAACAGTAGTTGTACAAGGTGAAGCCAAAGCGCGTAGGCTGTTGATGATCTCTTGGTCGATTTCAACAACAATCTCTTGTGCCAACGCTTGCATAATTTCTGCTTCTACGTCAACACCGTGCATTGCTTCTGCGTCTTGCGCCGCCTCAAAAGTCCAGCGAGCTGAAAGACGTCTTGTCTTAGCTTCTACTGTCTCTTTCAAGATCTGGATGCTCATACGGTGACCTGGAAGACCTTCTGCAACCGCTGTAGCATCAGGCTTGCCTGAATACTGTGTAGCGAGCGCAAATGGGCTCAGTGCCTCTGTACCAGCAACAACGCCAGCGGCAGTTTCTGCGTAACGTACACGCAATGTGTGGATCTGACCAACAGGGCCAGTCATAGGCTGTACACCTACCAACTCGTTAGCAATAACGCTAGGCATTACGCGACGAATCAGTGGGAGCATAACCTTGTTAAGGGTTGCAATATTACCAGCAGCCGTTGCACCAGGTGAGGCTGTCTCTGTCAAATACTTCTTAGCATTTTCCAGAACAACATCCATGGTACCCTTACGCTGACCTGTAAGGCCTTCTGTAAGTGCTTCCTTGGTTGCTGACCAGTTGCTTTCAAACAATTTAGCCATTTTAATCTCCTATCAAAGTCCGGCTAACTTACGGATCTCAATGATTTCAGCACTGGTCTCCGCTTCGTTATTTCGAGATTCAGTTAAAACTGTCTCTTCTTTGTTACCAGTTACTTCGCGACTGCTGGTAACCGATTCGTTTAATGCCTTTTTCTTAGCTCTGGGAGCGCCTTCGCTGATTACGCTAGGCAGGTACTTGTTAAACGCACCTTCTAACTTATCAGTTTTGACACTCTCGAGTAGGTCAGACATGATTTCTTTCTTCTCTCTGCTTAATGGCTTCATCAACTCATCAAGTTTCTCTTTACGAGCATACTTGTCCTCAGATACTCTCAATCTACTTTCTGTGAGTTGTACTGCTTCCTCACGTTGATTGATTTTAGCTGTGGCTTCAGCAAGTTGTGATTTCATTTGAGCAAGTGTTTTCTGGAACTTGCGGATCTCCTTGGTTTCGTTCAGGTACGATGTATTGTATTCTGAAGCGAAAGCTTCGAAGAGTCGACGTCCAAAGTCGTTCTCGCGGGCGGCGGTGATGTCTTCCTTGAAAGTGTTAATTTCTGAAGCCATGGTAGAGTTGACAACTTTCTCAACTTTCTCTGCGGCTCTAGCAATAAAGTCCTTTTTAGTTTCAGCTAGCTGACGCTTGCCTTCACGGACCATCTTAACTTTCTGTTCTACCAACGCTTTCTTGTCATCGTGGAACTCAATTAGCTCTTCAGCAAGTTGATCTGATACAAAACCATCCAACTTGTTAAGGTGCTCTGAGACACGAGTACGGTCTGCGTGTAGTTCCTTGACTTCTTTAGCTACAGCTTCTGTAACAAATCTGTCAAGAATCTTGGCATGTTCACCAATAGCCTTGCGATATTTAACTCTTTCTTCAGCCAGGGCGGCCTTGTCTTCTGCTAGTTCAGATACTTCAGCTTCGACTCGTGTAGAGATAAAGTTATCAACTGCTTCCACAATCAATCCCTTGTCATGCTCATAACGCTGAGCAAACTCTTCACGAAGTTCTGCCGTTACTTCTGTACGGGCTTCGTCAAGGCGTGACTCCCAGGCTTCCTGTAGGGTAGACTGTGCCTCTTCAGACAAGTTAGTACCTTCCAGGAGTTCATTAAATGTCACTGCCATTACTATCTCCTATTACTTGAGATTTAATTCCCTTATGAATGACTCGAGGCCCTTCATAAGGTGTTTTTCTGCGCTTTTATCGTGTGTTACTGCGGCGGCTGTTCTGTGAAGAACCGCACCGCCACGCATATTAAACAAACTCTCATAGACTGGCTTAGGGTAAGCATCTGGGGCACTGGGCTGTGCCACAATGTCCACTGTTACGCATTCGAAGCCATCAACAATGCCGCTATCGCTGACATTGCCTGAGCCTCTGCTACTTACACCCAGTGCCGCACCTGCTTTCATTAAAGCTGATGCTATGTTACCCATGGGCGTATCTATGAGTTTTAGTTTTCCTATACCATTGTTACCGTCCATCCACATATCTTGGATGATGTGGCTAACTCGGTCCAGGTTAATTTGTAGTTCTGGTGGATGATCCAGCTCGCCCATTACGGTCTCGCCTTTGCGGATCCTCTGATCAATCTCGTCTACTGCTTTCTTGATTTCTTCCAAGGGATAAACTCTGCCGTTTTGATTGCGTTGTTCAGCCTGTACAAAGATACCTTCCATTCCCAGTGACTTATTGCCGTCCTTATCTTCAGATTCAAAGATTCTGACTTTAGCATCTCTGGGATTTATGTATTCAAACAGTTGACGTGACATCCATAACTCCTATTAACTTGGTTGCTTGGTAAATGGTGACTTGCCATTTGATCCATCAGCACCAGGATTTGGCACAGATAGCTTGGCTTTAGTCTGTTGTCCAGCATTTGACTTAGGGTCGATGTTCATGTTGTGGTTACCAGGATCTTGTGGATTGCTTGAACCCTTTTCACCGTGGTCACCTTCACCGCCGTCAGTAATATGTACTGGCTTACCACCTTTGCCACTCTTTGCACCAGGAGCTTTA